AGTGTAAGTTCCAGTAGAATACCACCATCCAGGGTAGGTTGTTTTTGTAGTCGCTCCAAACGATATAGATCCAGTTCCGTTTCCCCAATCAAATATCTGTTGTCCTGGTAGGGCATCAATTTCGCCGTTAATTGTCAAGGTGGCGTTGCTTGCATCGTCTATAAGCCTTGCCCCTGGTTGAAATTTAAGAACTATATTCTTATAAGTCGAAGCATCAAGTGGCGTAGAAAGTGTATAATTAGTAACGTCCGCCGCTCTATTATGTTCAAAAATTAATGTCGCGCCCTTAATCACCCCCATAGCAACGAGGTGATCTTTTACTGAACGGCCCCCTTCGGCGGTAATGACTCCTTGATCCGCAACAGTAGGGTCTACGACAAGATAATAACGTGAATATAATATATCTAACGCTGCTATTAGTTGATCACTTGTTTCGCTACTCGCCGTATTCAACGTCATACCAGCATCTTCTATAACACCGGCGATTTCTCCCTGTACTGTATTTAACCAATTTTTCTCAAGGCGTGTACCAGGCGGGCCGTTAGTAAATTGACCACTAACATTATTATCACCTTCTGTTCTATGCATTTAATCCTCCTTTATTACCAAGGTGCAACAGCAACACGTTCCCATGTGTTAGCGGCATTGCAGATATAAATATAGCCTGAGTCGTAAGCGAATTGACCGGGGGTTCCATCAGAACCTGTAAGAGCCGGAGCATCAGCCCTCGCCGCATAAAGTATATCCAATCCAGCTTTTAACTGAGTGCTTGTTTCACTGCTCGCTGTTTCTAATGTGAGTCCTGCCTGTTCTATGGCGTATGCAATCTCTTCCTGGAGCGCATTAAGCCAATCATCTTCTATAGTAGTAGCGGGCGGGCCATTAGTAAAACTATTACTATCATGATTTGTCACTTCTGTTCTATGCATTACTTACCCTCCAATTACTGTTATTATAGGAAGAATAGTCTTTGCCAATATCCATACTCCAACAATACCACCAACGAAAGACCCCATGCCAGTAATAGCACTATTTATATATTTCCATCTATGAAGTTTTTTTATATCATTAGTAAGATTAATAACTGACCCATAAAGTAATTCATTTTTAGTATCAGAATCAGCTATTGCCCACGCTTCCTTTGTAAATGAATTTATATCATTCATACCATCTCCTTTTTATCATATACCTACGACAGACCAGTCAGGATCGAAACGAAAAAGCCCATTAGTATCATCTTCTACAACACCTATAATCTTTGTACTCGTTGGTGCTGAATTTGGGCCAGCTATACTCCCAAGTACTGCACTTTCAAGCCATAGCGGACGCCCGTTGTAGCCTGCGAAAATACCACTATATACGGATTTGAATATCAATCCTTTACGAAGTAGAATCCCACTATCACCAGATGTAATTGCGCTCGCTGTCATTGCAAGCAGTGCATTCATAGCAGAATCAGATGCCATCGCTTGCTTCCAGGTGCCACTCGGAGTCATATAGACCACGATGCCGTAGGTCATAGTCGAATCCATAGCCTGAGAATAAATCATCCACCCACGTACTCCCTCTGCCGTTAGATTTGCCTTATCCGGTTCTGCCCAGAAATCCCCTACGTATGCAAACTCCGCATTCATAATTGTAACAATAAGATCACGGCCATCTTGTTCTGAAATTAACCCTGTTACATTAGTGGCATAAAGTGCCAATAATGCCTCTCTTGTTCTTTGTGTGTTTGCCATTGTACCTACCTCCTTCGTTTATAATTGTTTACTATATCCATCAGAATATCCAGCAGAATATCCACCACCACCACGATAGACATCATAGCCAGAACTATAACCACGACCATACCCACCTTCAATCCATACCGGATCGTTTAAAAGTATTGAATTATATCCAGGCGAATATCCAGCAGAATACCCAGGCCCAAAAAAATCTAATATTATTTGAGTCCATGCAGGCTTATATGTATTGAGCACGCATTCAAGTACGGAAATATAAGGGACATAGACTAAAAGATCACCACATTCACTACTGCCGGATATAAAATAAATCCATGACTCGGTTAGCTCCGGCGCCATATAAATATTAACCCGCCAGTAAAATATATTATCCTGGTCTCCGCAAGGGTCGCCAGCCCCGGCCATACCGCACCAGCAGGGCGTAAATTCATCTATAGTTATCGTATAACCAAGATCAGCAGCTATATCTATATATGTTTGTTTGTTTAACCCTGTGTCAATTACGAGTTTACTATGAGCAATACTTCTACGTTCGGCAATTGTTTCTGCTAAAATCGTACAAGCATCGGGAAGGCCTAAATCTCTTTCATGGTCGGGTAATAACTCAGTTGTAAAACGAGTATCACGCTCAACACTTAGATCACTATTTCGTTCGTCAATTAATCCTATCTCAGACGAAAAAGCATGCATTAACTTATATAAAACACCATCGGGGTTGCGAGACCACGCCCGCCCACGAGGCAATAAATTCATTAACATCTGAAGATAATTATTTGCGCTATAGCTCATAGTTAATAATCCGAATAAGTTGCTGTTCCAAGTACATGTATTTTATTACTTAATGCTGTAGCATCAATAATAGGTGCAACAAGGGTATATCGTTCAAGATCAATTATATTAGCCAGCGCCGTATTTATATCCGAGAGATAAACCGTTTCACCCGCTCCTCCCTTGGTTAAAATTAAATCAGCAAGTTCTAAATCTATAGCATTTTGTACCGCGATAGTATTAGGGTATATCGCAATAGAAAAATTAATAGTTTGCTCGGTGAGCACGACCATAAATAATCCCGATTCGGCAGTAACTGGGACACCTACTGTTCTGCCCGTCGCAGGGTCTTCATGTTCTATTATATATGCTTCAACCAATGCTATAGTAGCGGCAGTTGGAATATACGGAGTAGTGTTGTCCATGACAAATGTACACCCAACAGTACCTGCCCCATTATAAGAATCAAATACCCAGGCACGAGTCACGCCAGGATACTCAAGCATCCATTGTTCAAAATCAGAATGAGAACCACCATAAGGAGGATGTTGTTTTCTTAAAAGTATTTGCTCTCGCCATTCCTCTTTTGTTTGTTCATCTACTCCACCAATAATACCATCGGCATCAACAGTTGTTTGGGAATTTATATTATCGATCGGAGATACGAATGACAGTATCGCGCCCGCGTCTTGATTCCCATCAGCCCCACCATTTACTGCTATTAGTGCTAAGTCAGCGACACCAGCCGCGATAGTAACCGCCGCGCTGGTAACGTATTTAACTCCGGTCGTTGTCTGTACCTCGGATGCAGCTGGAATTATTGTACCAGTTGTGCCCGTAGCGGATGTCGTACCCGTAGCTTTAACCGCCGCTATAAGATTAACTCCCCACTCATCACCGTGCTTCTCAAGATTATTCTCATCCGCAGTGGAAATAAATAACTGCTCTGATTGATAACCGAGATAGCTATAAAGGAGATGTACAGCACCGGCCAGTACTCGGCCTAATACCTTTAGTACACCTCGACGTAGAAGCGATTCAGCACCAGTAACACGGGTTTCAATATCGCTCTGTATACGATCAACAATTTCTGTCAATGTCGGACGAGTAAAAGGCATCGCCTATCCTCCAAGTAATATATCTTTTAATCTGACGGTAACCACATGGCCACCTTTCATAGTTATTTTCGCACTCATTGCCAGGAGATCATTGCCAGGCAATCCTTGCCGTTCAGCATCCACTACCACGGACGTTGCCACGCCATCGTCGATCATCCATTGCAGAGCGTCACGTCCATATCTTTTTGCATCGATTAATACTTGTGGAACTGTCTTTGACCGTTCAAGTAACCATAATAGCGATCCGATACGATCGCCTTCGACATCTGGGCTTGCGAGATCACCCCACCATCCACGACGATCGGTAGAGGTAAGATCAGGAAGTATATCACCCGGTGCTGCTTGTGCATCAGTAAACCAGGAGATTATAACCGCTGAGGTTATACCCTGGTCGGATAGCAGATCACCACCCTCGTATAAGAAATCAGCTTCAAGGAGTATATCATCCCAGGACAATAATATTTCTTGACTTTGATCGCCCATTATAATGCCTCCGTGTTAGTCGTGAATTGATCACCAAGCACTAATGGAACAACTGGCACAAGGGTATTTGGATTAACAGTCTGCGGATGAACGTGGCTATTAAATGCTGTAAGTAACCGTTCATCTGCAAGTTTACGTCCTGCGCCGTCAGTGCACCCGAGTGAAACATAAGTCAGCAATATTACTTTCTTGCCCGACTTTAAATACACACGATGATCTTGAGCAGTTGCGTCCTCGCTTGTATATAAAGCTGCTTCGCCTTCTGATAAATCCGTAGGACGATACCGCCTATCGTTTACGCATAAGACAATTCCATGATCCCGATTACCACCTTGGAACCCCACTACTGCTTCTGCCCCTTCTAATGGGGTGGATGTAAATCCATATTCCTGAAAGCGTTCTACTCCCTCAGCAAGTTCATCAGCAAGTAGATTAAGTTTTAATCTCTGTGTGCCTTCGGAGTCATCAACGGCTGCGACTATCGCTCGGCCTATAAGTAAAAGTATTTTACGTTTTATCGGTGCTAATGCTTTTTGTATCAGGTCCATATTATTTCTCTTTCAATCCACTAAGCAATGAAGCAAGATCATCGCCCTTGGCTTTAATTGCCTCCGGCCTTGCTCCTGCTTCATATGTTCGTCTGTCCATTAAAGTCAGTGAAGTAGTTTTACCGCTCGTTTCGGTCAATGAGTAACTAACATTAGTAATTAATAACGTATCTTGTAAGAAATTAATACTATCGTCAACCTTTACCAATGTATTAATCTTCCAACGATCACCATTCGCTTGTTGCCAACCACGAACAGTATATTGATAACGCCGCGACTTACCTGCGCGAACTGTTGACTCCCACTCGCCCATTTCCTGACACAAGCCGTTATCAACTTTACCATCTGCGATAATCATCAGCGGTCTGTGCCTTGTTATCAGCGTATCTTTTACTGAATCTACTTTAGGTTGAACAGTTTGTAATAGAGCAAAGATTGATACCCCTTCTGATTGACCCTTAACTATATAATGACTAAACCGTTCTATATCGCTCTGCATTAAATTCCCAGCAAGTATGTTCTCTCCTGTTTTTAAACTCGAACTCGTATTCTCAGACGAGACCTTAGTCAGTGTCAATTTCCCATCGCCATAACCAACGGGCAGAAATGTATAAAGGCGAGACAGCCTTGCAATCGAATCAGCTACGGTATCACCTTCGTTAATCTTAAAGTTAGTAACTCTTTTTGTAGATAAAACACTTACGGAACTATCTACGACGACATCGATTGAAAATGGATTACAAAGAATAGACATTAAACTTTCTACTGTTTGATTAGCCCATTGATTCTTATACCCCGGCTCCCAGTAAGCACAGTCAACGAGATCGCCAAGATTATCTCTCCCGCGAACCTGTAAATTATATTCCTTGTCATCATAAAATGAATCCACTTCCTCGATATGCCCGGTAACAAGTCGATCATTGCCAAGATAGACCGTACATTTCTTTCCCATAGTAAACGTGGCATCTTGTTCCGTATTAGTAAAGAATTTATCAGTATAAGACATAGCAAAAGTAGGAACGAGTCGCTCAAGCCCAAATGAAACCTCAAGGGCTTGCCAGCCTGTTATTTTCTTACCATCTATACTTATAGAAATATCATCGTTCATAGTCCGAGTAAATTAATCTCCCCATTTAAAAATCCAGGATGAGCCACCCCTGGTTGATTACGTTCAAATATTTCTTGCTCACGAGATATATCGCTGTACTGATCGTACGCAAGTTGTAGCGTAGTAGTCCCGTTCGGAGGCACAGTGTATATAATCTCTGATAATAAATTCAATTGTGTCACTCGCATACCGGCAACAAATGCAGCCCGTAGCGCTTCCAGCGATGAATATATATTCCTATTGTCGGTGTAGATCCCAAAGTCTTTATACGGGTCAGACGCTGATTCATCGCCAAGTTTAATCAGCAGATAATCCATGCTGTTTATTATAACCGTCTGAATATCTTTACTCGCGTCGAAACTTAGAAAGTCGGTTCTGATTGCTGCCTTCGTCGCGGCAGCAATACTTAGCACCTTAACCATATTAACAAAAGCTAATCTATTTGCTCCCTCACGTGCACTACCATCAGTGGTCGCAACTATTGGAGTAAGCTGCCCTCCTATACTTGTGCTTCCATCAGGTGGTGCGCCAAAACCAGTCGTAGCCGAATCGCCTGCTATAGACAATAATGATTGAACCATAGTTTTGCCCAGTTCCTGATTAATCTGATCACCCGTATCAGATAGCTTCTTTCTTTTTATAACCCCGGAACACTGTCCGAGTACGTCGCCAATATATCCGCCTGTGACGATATTAGCCACGTTCATAATGCTATCATATGTATCTACGACCATCCCTGCTATTGAACAAGGAAGACCAACGACATCGGTAATTAAACTCGCAGCATCGTCGAAGACTGTTTTTACAGAAGATAGAGCTGAACTTCCTGCGTTCCGTATTTTATTAACAGCACCTTTACCCATCTTAATATAGGAATTAAAATCGGAAATCATTTTCTTTCCAGACTGTACTACGGATTTAAACTTATCAGCGAAGGAATCAATCGTATCATTTTCTAAATCTTCTGCTGCGTCATCAACTTTACCACGGGGATCAATTTCTTCAGAAGGAGAAAGTGCTTCACCTGTGTGAGAAAATGCCATTGAAAAACGTGCTATCCCACCGGAACTAAATGTTTCATTAATGCGAGCCTTGCCCGAAAGGATAACAACTTGGTTGCCATGGAATGGATGTACGAGCTTGCCCGGTCCGGATGTTTTTAACGCAGCAATCAGTGCATTGCGTTCAGTGAAATAATTAAAATCATTACCCGGATTACCAATGACATAACCCTCGATAACAAATTCATCGGCATCGAGCCCAAGGTCTTGGCTATCCGGTTCATCACGAAGAGGATATTGATTGAGTATATTTCTACGCCCTACGGAATAATCACTTGATGCGACATGAAATGGCACTCCTCTAAAACTTGCAGGTACAAGATCATCCCGCCAAGTATAAGTTGTATCGGCGGTATCTCCGGCTTTAGCATCAAGCGTTTGTTCTTGTATTTGAATTGCCATATTTAATTCCCTGTTGCCAAATTGCTTCCTAAAAGATATCTGGAAAGAACTTCCAATTTACCAGGGCCTGTACTTTTAACCTTGTCTACTTGCGCATTAGCCCCCGGATCTAATATTCTTATTGTTACATCTGATTGAGATTGCTGTGGACCGCTAAGTACAGGCGCCACCTCTCTATTAAATTCCATACGATCACGATTACGAAAGTTTCTAAGACCGGAAGTCATTGCCCCTGCTACCCCGCCAAGTTCATGTATCTGATTTAACCAACCGATAAATATTTTCATCTCTTTAAAAGCAGGACCAAATACTTTTCTAAACTGTTCAAAGTGCGCTACGACGGACGCAACTGCCGCAGCAATGAGAACAAAGCCCACAGCAAAAAGAGCAATTCCCGCCAATACCGGCCCAGAAATAAGCCCGATAGCAATTACACCTGCTACAAGCCCAATGGCTATAACCAACGGTCCAAGTATTGCCAGAAGACCCAAGAAGATCAAAACCATTTTCTTTATCTCAGGAGATAAATCTTTAAACCATTTTATAATCGGAATAAAAAAGTCAATCATCTTTCTCAACATAGGGAATAATTCTTTACCAAAAGAGTCAGCGAGTTGTTTAACATTATTCCACAGGATCTTTAATTGCGAGCCCATCGTTTTATATCTTAGAGCAGCTTCACGAGCAAGTGCTACATTTGCTTTCCACGCCTCAGTGCCGAGATCAATACCAGCGGTAAACTTTTCACTCGCGCCTGCCGCTCTTAATAATGCATCGGATACTCTAAGCCCGTCAATACCAAGTGCGTCAAGAACTTGATTGACATTGATACCCTTCTTTTCAAGGTTGCCAACCCCTTTAACAAACAATTGCAGCGCACCCATCGCATCTTTTTCCCACAGCTTTTCAAACTCGCCTACTGTCTTTCCTGAAACGATAGCGAAGCCACTCATTATATCGCTGCCGGTACCAATCTCTTTATCAATTTTGCGCATCACTTGAGAAAAAGCTGTACCCCCTGATTCCGCTCGTACCCCTAAAGAACTAAGGCTACCCGCGAGGCCAAGAATTTGTGCCTCGGTTAGCCCGATAAGATTACCAGCGCCAGCGAGGCGTAGCCCCATATTTACGATCTCTGCCTCTGTCGTTGCTAAATTATTACCCAAATGCACTATAGTCGATCCAAGACGTTCGAATTGATCCTGCGGCATACCGGTAATATTAGCAAGACGAGCAAGTGATGTAGCAGCTTGAGATGCGGATAAATTAGTTGTCGCTCCGAGGTCGGCCATTACTTTTGAAAAGCCAAGGATATTCTTCGTCTCGATACCGAGCTGACCAGCAGCCTCACCGATACCGAATATTTCTTCCGTTGCTAATGGCATCTGCAACGCTAATCCTTTTAATCCTTCTCTCAGCTTTAAAAGAACGGGCTCAGTGGCTTCAACTGTTTTACGTACACCGGTAAACGCAGACTCGAAATCAATTGCAGTTTTTAGTATCGCTGCGTTCAGCCCCACGATAGGAAGAGTCAACCTTATAGATAGCCTACGACCAATGCTAACCATCGACTGACTAAGTTTTCTAAGATTCTGTCCGAACTCCTTAGTAACGCTCTTAGCTTCTTTAGTCTTCTTAACCCATTTATTAATGCCCAGCATTGACTGTTTTAGCGGGCCGCTAAAACGATCAATCATTTTAAATATTACACTTAGGTCAAATGTTTTATCTGCCATTACTACCCTCGTTGCTGTTTATTAATCCACTGCACTCCATCAATCCAAAAATTCAATTCCTGCATACCCATTTCCCATATATCATTGGCGGTAAATCCATATGCATTACCTACTGCCCAGATGCATTGTCGCCAGTTTCCGGCAATGGCCCCAACCCTGATAAGAAAGGGCCGAGCTGATTGGCCACCTCCATAAGATCAGGGATACTAAGATTGCCTGCTACTTCCTCATCTACTTCAGTTAGTCCGGCGATGAGGGGTATCATTTTAGCCGCAGCTTGAAGTGGTATAATCGGATCAGCTTCTAATGCCTTCTCGTCCATCCCAGCAATATCAAGTATCTCACGTGTTAAATATTGAAGATGTTTAGCCCTGAAGGGACGAAGGGTTAGACTCGTATAAGTCTTATCCTCCTGTCCATCCCGACCCTCGATCACCACCGGCTCCTTTAAATCAATTTTCTTAGTCTTCATCTTGCCTCGTCTCCTTTTTTATCTCTGTTTTAAGCGCCGTAAGCGTCTATATAACAAAGGTTAATATTTATCATAGGGCTTACTATATATAAAAGATTTAACCCTTGTGTACAAGCGTTCTAAACGCCTCACGTGCCGTCTACTGTCTCTGTCCAATACTGACCGTAGAAAACAATACTCGTTTCACCTTCACCGGCTGTGATTTCAAGATTACGCTTACAAGTAGCATTGTTCATCACATATGCTTTACCACCGCCTGCTGTTCTGAATGTGACCGTGCCATTCTGTCTAACACGCGCGAGATCAGAAAGTGAGATATCATCACGATCAGTAATTGTAACTTCACACTCGGCCATTACAGGCGTTTCTGTATCACCGTGATAACCCGAGTCACCCATTACCGGCTCGAGTTCAAAATTGGGTTTACCAGATATTCCTATGCCTCTTGCGATTGCGCCCGCTTTATTAAGTAGCGGATCTCCATTAACCAGGACTTCAACTCGACCTGTAATTCTACCCATTTGTTATCCTCCTGTTATTCATTTATGTTCTCTCTCCTTCTTACAAAATGTACTGGATGTTTGCGGCAAGTACTCTAAATTGGTTCACCAAATCACAAGGAATTAGTGCGTTACATCGATTCACATCCGTGCCGTCCCGTTCAACAATTAGATTGTCAATAAACTCGTCCAGATTTTCTATCAAACCATCGTCACGCAGTAAGCCAAATAAGGCTATGATCTCCTGTCTTACTGTAGCAGGCGTCGCGATGAAAGTACCAGGTTGAACCGGAGTGCCATCATCTGCGAGCTTAAACCTCGGAGATATAAAACGCAGTATCATACGAGCTGAGAATTGATCACGTATCTCGCCCAATGTAGCCAGCGTCTGTATATCAAGATAAGACGGATCGGCTGTTCCTGCTGCATTTGTCTGATAGGTCGTGATGCAACGTTCGATCTGTACGTTACCACCAGAGTCGACAATGCTAGTTGCGATACCATCGTAGAGAAGTATATCGCGTTCCGAGCGAGTGAACCTTGATGCAACCGGAGGTGGTAGTGCGCCTTTCAGCTTCAAGTAATGCAATGGCCTTGCCGGATCGTTATTAAGATTATACGCAGCAACCGCACCGAGCATAGCCGCCCATTCCGCAGGATCAGTCGGGGCATCATACGCACCCATGATAGTGTTGTGCTCGGAGTTACGACTGTTGCCTAAGGTTGTACAGCTTGCATGTGTTCCTCTCACGGCTGCAAATCCATGACCTTGAAGGTTTACTAACGGACCGAAACGACTATCTAATTCAGTTTCTATCTCAGTTAGATTTTCAGCCTCGATATAAGGCTGTACGATATAATTAAAACGTACATCGTCAATAACTGCCCAGACATCACCAAGATCAGGATCGGTCGCACCGCCTGCCATTGCAGATATCGTAGCCGAGTCGATAAAACATACCGGATCGGACTGACCAATATAATAGTTAGCCCGGATATCAAGATAGTTGCCATTCGTTCCTGAATTAACTGCTGTGAAGATCAAGACGCTTGTTGCATTAGTAGCAGCCGTCATAGGTAATTCACTGTTAGCATTAACCTTCGCAATGATTGCATCATTTACATCAGATACATCCATGCCAGACGTAAGTGTTGTATAAGCGGCAACCCCATTTATAAGCAGATAATATGTACCAGCGCCTGAACAAACGCCGGTGGTAGCACTTAGTGCAACACTTACATAGATAGCCCCACTCGCTGTCGTTCCTGCGACATCGCTAAGAGCAACGGCATAAAGTTCTGTATTGGGATTGTTGTTTTTAAACGCAGCACACATACGAGCAAGTTGAGATCCAGTGCCAAAATATCCATCGGCGAGGTTATCGCGAGTGATAGCCGTAAGCACTTCAGCGGGGACGCTACCTGCATCTATTTTCTGCCCGATCAAGAGAGCTTTATGCGGAATTGGCACAAGGCGATTTCCAAGCGCACGCGAGTTATCTATCTCGACGTAAGCGTCTGGGGTACGTACTGTGGTTGGAATATGATTAAAAGTGATCGACATTTTTACTTCTCCCTTCTTTTATTTTCTTTAACTACTGGTATAACTACTGTGCAATCGCCGCAGTTCACTCTTCGTCTATAGTACCTACCCGTTGGCCCTGTCCATTCAACCGATGCGCCTTCAGCAGGTAGCGGAGTGTACGAAGATGGATCGCGAACGATCAGCCCCTTCCTCGGTTTTAAAACTTTCATTAACTCTCTCACGTTTATCCCCTCCTTAGTTTATGTTTATTCGTCGTCTATAGTTACAAGCTGCTCCATATCGGGTGCAAATAGTTTAACCGGTAGCTCTTCACTCGTTGGTATATTATCGCTATCCATCAGTTCATATTGAGCAAATACTTCATCAAGGTGATCACTAATTGCAGCGAGATCATCTTGTACAGCATCGGATGTCAAGCTCATTTT